AAAGCTGCGAATTTCGCGGCGGACGGGATTGCGTATTTCAAAATCAACCAGCTTGACATTGAACTGTACACCGACTTAAAAAATCCTGATCTGGAAGAAACCATAGAGGCGGTACTTCTCAAACATGGTATCTTCTATGGCAAGAGCGAGACGTGGATTGAGTCGGAAAAACTGTATGAAGTCTTGTATGAAACGGAGGTCTGAAATGAACAATAAAGTGAAATTCAATATCTGCAACTGCCATTATGCCTTGCAGAAAATACAGGAGAATGGGGAGATCGGATTTGAGAACCCGGTGGCAATGCCCGGAGCGGTATCCATCGCATTAGACCCCAACGGGGAGCCGGAGTCCTTCTATGCGGACGGAATCGAGTATTACATCATAGCCAACAACATGGGCTATGACGGTGACTTAGAGCTTGCCCTCATCCCGGAGAGTTTCCGCACGGATGTGTTAAAGGAAGAGGCAGATACAAATGAAGTGCTGGTGGAGAATGCCCATTCCGAGACGGCGGCCTTTGCGCTGCTGTTCGAGTTTGACGGGGACATCCGCAAGATACGCCATGTGCTGTATAACTGTTCCGCAAGCCGCCCCAAGATCGAGGGCAAGACCAATGAGGAAAGCCGGGAAGTGCAGACCGAGACGCTGACCATCAAGGCAAGGCCGCTGGCGAGCGGCTATGTGAAAGCCAAGACGGGCAATAAGACATCTGCGGAGACGTATGCCAACTGGTATAAGAGCGTGTATCTGCCGGAACCAAAAGCGGTGGATGCAGAAACAGAAGGACAAGGATAAGGAGGCTGAAAGGATATGAGCATTGTAAGGAAGATTGAGATTGACGGGCAGGATGTGCTGTTCAAGGCATCTGCCGCTATACCGAGGATTTACCGCTTGAAGTTCCAGCGTGATATTTATAAGGATTTGCGGATTCTGGAAAAGAGCATCGGTGAGGGTGATGAGGAAAACTCCAACCTTGATCTGTTCTCATTGGAGATGTTCGAGAATATCGCCTACACGATGGCAAAGCACGCCGACCCGCAGATACCTAACGAAGTGGATGAATGGCTGGACGGTTTCAACACATTTTCCATCTACCAAGTCCTGCCGCAATTGATAGAACTGTGGGGATTGAACGTGCAGACGGATGTGGAGGCTAAAAAAAACTTCGCCCAACTGAGCGGGAAATGACCACGCCGCTGTTCCTTCTGCGGTGTGTACAGCTAGGGCTTTCGATAGCAGACTTGGAGCTGCTCTCCATCGGCCTTATCAATGATATGTACTGCGAGAGCAGGAATGACTCATTTTCCTACGCTGTACTTGGCGATCAGGCCGCAATGGACGCATTTTGATTGAAAAAACAGCCTTTTTCTGCTATGATTGGTAGTGGAAAAGGGCTGTAAGTATGACTTACAAGTCGCAATTTATCGGAGGAAAACATTCATGAAAAAGATTACTTCAATGATTGGTATTATAATTTTTTTATTCCTTATAACATCATGTAACCATAAAGATGTTGAAGATATTTCTGCTGATACAACTCAGCAGGTAGAAGAAACTAAAAATCAACATATTGAATCGCAGGAAATTATTGAAACAGATTCTTTGAGTTGGCTTGAAATTACAGAGGATGGAGTTAATGAGGAACTTTATTTGGAAAATTTAGATGCAGAAGTATTAGAAGCAGTTGCTACGAAACTTCGAGCATTAGTTGAAGAAGAAGTCGAAGCAGAGCGGGAAAATCCAGAAATAGTGATAACTGAAGGTTGGACAAGGGTATTTGACAGTGAACAATATAATGAAGTGCTGAATATGGGTGAGTCGGCTATGAAGCCGTTATATTGGATTATCTACAAAAGTCCGAATGCGGGAATGTATGAATATATTTGTGCAACTGCATTATATGAATTGTCTGGTTATGATTTCACAAATGAGGATGGGAGTCTTACATGGGTCAATTCCAAAGAATTTCTTGATAGATTCAATGAAAAAATTTTAAGCGATAGAAAAAGATAACTTCTCATTTGCAGGGCTGATACAACAGCAGAAAAATAGAATAGAATTCTTACATAGGCACTTGCCATAACAGCAGGTGTCTTTTTTTACGCATTTTTTCAGGGAGCCTTTTGGCTTCCTTTTTTCGTGGGGAGGTGCTTTGGGTGGGAGCGTCAAGGATACAGGGCATTACGGTGGAAATCGGCGGCGACACCACAAAGCTGACCGCCGCTCTGAAAGGGGTAAACGGGGAGATACGCACCACGCAGTCACAGCTTCGGGACGTGGAGCGGCTCTTAAAGCTGGACCCCGGCAACACGGAACTGCTGGCACAGAAGCACAGGCTCCTTGCGGAAGCGGTGCGGGAGACGAAGGAAAAACTGGAAACCCTGAAAGCGGCTGCGGAACAGGCAAATGAGGCGCTGGCAAAGGGTGAGATCACACAGGAGCAGTACGATGGTTTGCAGCGGGAGATCATCGAGACTGAGGAAAAATTGAAGAGCCTCGAACAGCAGGCGAACCAGTCTGCGGTGGCGGTGCAGAAGATTGCCGCCGTGGGCGAGGACTTAAAGAACTTAGGGGATAAGATTTCCGGGGTGGGAACCACCCTCACCAAAAGCGTGACCACGCCCATCGTGGGGCTTGGCACGGTGGCGGTAAAGACTGCTGCTGATTTCGATACCGCCATGAGCCAGGTCGGGGCAGTTTCCGGGGCAACGGGGAAAGACCTTGATGCCCTCCGGGATAAGGCAAGGGAGATGGGGAGCAAGACCAAGTTCTCCGCATCCGAGGCAGCCGAGGCCATGAACTACATGGCGATGGCCGGCTGGAAAACTTCGGATATGCTCTCCGGCATAGAGGGCATCATGAACCTTGCGGCGGCCTCCGGGGAAGATTTGGCAAGTACATCCGATATCGTCACGGATGCCCTGACCGCCTTTGGTCTTACCGCGGCTGATTCCGGGCATTTCGCGGATATTTTGGCGGCGGCAAGTTCCAATGCCAATACCAATGTATCCATGATGGGCGAGACCTTCAAATACTGTGCGCCCATCGCCGGGGCTTTGGGATTTTCTGCGGAGGATACCGCAGAGGCAATTGGCCTGATGGGCAATGCGGGCATCAAGTCCACACAGGCCGGTACCGCCCTCCGCACCATCATGAGCAACCTTTCCGGGGAAGTGAAGATTTGCGGTTCGAGCATCGGGGAGGTCACAATCGCCACCACCAATGCGGACGGCAGCATGAGGGATTTGAGCGCCATCCTGGCAGACTGCCGGACGGCTTTTGGCGGATTGTCCGAGTCCGAAAAGGCAGCGGCGGCAGAGGCGCTTGTGGGAAAGAATGCCATGTCAGGATTCCTTGCGCTGATGAACGCCGCCCCTGCGGACATTGAGAAGGTGAGCAGCGCCATAGCAAACTGTGACGGGAAGTCTGCGGAGATGGCGGCGACCATGCAGGATAACCTCGCCGGGCAGCTTACCATCCTGAAAAGCCAGTTGGAGGAACTTGCCATTTCCTTTGGCGAGATATTAATGCCCGCCATCCGCCAGATCGTCACATGGGTGCAGGGATTCGTTGACAAGCTCAACGGCATGGATGAAGGCACCAAGAACACCATCGTCACCATCGGATTACTTGCGGCGGCAATCGGCCCCGTATTAATCATTATCGGGAAAGTGGTCTCTGCTGTGGGCAGCATTATGACCTTCATCCCCACGCTGATCGGCGGCATTTCCAGTATCGGCGGAGGGCTGAGTGCGCTGTGGGGCATCCTTGCGGCGAACCCGGTCACTTTAGTGATAGCCGCCATAGCTGCGCTGATTGCCATCTTCGTGGCTCTGTGGAATAACTGCGAGGGCTTCCGGGAGTTCTGGATCAATTTATGGAATGTGATAAAAGAAGCGGCTGTTGCGGTATGGAATGGATTAAAAGACTTTTTCTCCAATATCTGGAACGCCATCACCGGGGCGGCACAGTCCATTTGGAATGGTCTGAAAGACTTTTTCAGCGGGCTGTGGGAGGGCATCAAGAATATTTTCCAGACTGTCCTTGATGTGATAAAGACGCTGATCGTGGCGCGGTTCGAGTTCTATAAGATGATTATCACAACCGTGCTGAACGTGATACAGACAGTGGTCTCCACGGTATGGAATGCGATAAAAACTGTGATTGAAACCGTGACAAATGCCATCGGCTCTTTCCTGTCCTCCGCATGGGAGACGATAAGGAATACCGTCACCACGGTAATGGAGGCGATTCGCAGTGTAATCACATCTGTATGGGAAGCGATAAAGTCAGCAGTGACGGCGGTGCTTTCTGCCATCAAGGATGTGATGGTTTCCGCATGGGAGGCGATCAAGAGCGCCATCACCACGGCAATGGATGCCATTAAATCTGCGGTCATTGCCGCATGGGAAGCCATAAAGAGTGCGGTGTCCTCTGCGATTGAAGCGATAAAAAATGTGGCTGTGGCGGCATGGGAGGCCATCAAGTCTGCGGTCATTTCCATTATGGAGGCGATCAAGTCCGCCATTACCGCAGCGTGGGAAGCCATCAAATCCGCAGTAAGTTCCGTGGTCAATGCAATAAAGGAAGTCATCACCAGTGTGTGGAATGCCATCAAATCCACAGTCACAAGCATTGTGGGCGGCTTAAAGGATGCGGTGGTAAATGTATTTAACAGCCTGCTCTCCGGCATCAAAAATGCCATGAGCGGAATCACGAATGCCGTAAAGGGCGGCTTTGACGGTGCAATTAACTTCATCAAGGGGCTGCCCTCACAGGCATTGCAGTGGGGCAAGGATATCATCGGTGGGCTGATTAACGGCATCAAGTCCAAAATCAGCGGCCTTGTGGACAGCGTGAAGGATGTGGCGGGGACGATTGCGTCTTTCCTGCATTTCTCCGAGCCGGACGAGGGGCCGCTTTCCAACTTCCACACCTTTATGCCTGACATGATCGATTTACTCGGAAAAGGTATCCGTGGGAATTTAGGGAAGCTGACCGGCCCCATGAAGGAACTGGCAGGGATGCTCATCCCTGCCACGGATTCCATGACGGCGGGGGCGCAGGCGGCGGGCGGTTCCGGCGGCAGTTCCTCACTGGCGGCAAGGCTGGATGCCATGTATGAGGTGGTGACAAAGTATCTGCCGAGGCTGGCAGACACACAGGTGGTATTGGATTCCGGGGTGCTGGTCGGAGAGTTATCTGACGGGCTGAACCGGGAGCTGGGAAAGGCGTATTCATGATAAGGAAATTCAAACTCATTAATGGGGAAGGGGTGTCATGGGATTTGAACGCCCGGACATCCTTTTTCCATTCCATTGGCGGCTTCGGCTATAAGGACGGGACGCAGTATGAACAGATTGGCACGGGCTTCATCCCTTTGGAGGAACTTTTCTCACAGGGTGTGATGACCGGGCGGATATTTTTCGGTGGCAGGAATGCCTATGTGAATTACAGGGCGTTCTCCCGTTTCGTCCGGGCGGTGCCACTCACTCTCGTCTACGAGATGGAGGAGGCGTTCCGCGTCCCGGTGCGGATGACGGAAATCGCAAAGAGTGAGTTAATCACTGGCGGGGCGGGGCTGGATTGTGAAGTTGCATTTACGGCAACCGGGCTGTTTTATAAGAATGTTTCCGGCTACAGCGGGACGCTCTCCATCGGCGGGAAAATTTACCCTTACGAATACACTTATGCCTATGCGGATGTGACGCAGAACACGCTGATGATCGACAGCGACAGCCACGGGGACAGCCCATGCAAAGTGACGGTGTACGGCC